AGCTGGGCCAAACTGTCCCGTTGCTTTCAAAGCGTCCCTAATAGCGGACAAAGAACGAACGCCTGATGAAACTCTATCAACCATAGAACGTTCCTAGACCATGCCTTGGCCCATGGGCCCTGCACCTTGCATCATCGCCTCAAGCATCATCGGATCGATGGGCGGACCTTCCGGTGCCGTTGGCTGGCCTGTCGGTGACATGCCACTCACGGCATTCACCAGAGCGCCCGTCTCAGCGGCCATGCCATCGGCAACGGCGCTTTTTGCTGCAAGGCCCACGATGCCGCCGCCCAGTTCCCCAACTTCGGCCAGTTCCTCCTGCATCAACGCACCAATGCCCTGGTCGAGTTGGGCAAGCTGCAAGGTGGGTTGCACCAGAGCCAGGACTGAATCCGGTGTGCGATCTGCATCTTCCCAGCCGACGATGTCGGCAAGCTTGGTGCGATAGGTGTCGATATCGGCATCGCCATCCCAGACGGTATTCATTATGTCGCGGAAGTCGGTTGCGCCGTCAAGGTTCTCGATGCTGCGCCCAACTTCCTCGTCAACGGCCTGTCCCACCGCACCGGTAAGCTCCTCGGTCGCCATTTCCTGAAAATCGCGCTGGGCGCTTTCCACGGCTCCCGGAGGCACCATTTGCATGGCGGCTTCCATGGCGGCGGGGTCCATCATCCCGCCACCCATGGGTGCCCCGCCCATGGGGCCTGCGGGTGGCGCACCCATCGGTACGGGCGAGGGTATCATTCCCCCGTTTGCCATCTGAAACATCCGTCTGTCATAAATTCCTGGCATGTCTTTTTCCTAGCTGAATAAACCGCCCAACTGCTTGGCGGCAGCGGCGGTGCCGAGAAGGCCGGTTCCGAAACTTCCAACCTGTTGCAGCATCGAGGGTTGCGGAGGTGTCGGCGATGTTTGCGAACCCAGAGATGTGTGCGTCGAGGGCGCTCCCTTGTAGATGTCCGACAGGTAGGAGAGCCTGCTGTAGGGTTCGAACATCTGCCTTTGCAGGTTCCCTCGTTCCGCGTCGAGTATGGATTGCTGTAATGCCTGTTGCTGCTGGCCGAGTTGCTGCGTTGCGGTGAGGTCTCTCAACCCGGCCTGCTGGGCAAACTGGCCCGCGCCCAGTTGCTGGCCCCCGATCCCGGCTTGCTGCATTCCGATCCCGGCCTGTTGTGCCCCGATCCCGGCCTGCTGGCCTGCCAGTCCGCCGTAAAGCTGGGCTATGCCGCCGTAAAGCTGGGACTGTTGCTGCTGCCTTTGCTGCTGCTGCTCGTAAGCCGATTGTGCCGTCTGCAAGGCTTGGCCGTAATTCTGCTGGTTAAGCTGTGCAAGGGCGCGGGCGCGTGCGTCCTGCAGGTTGCGATCCAGTTCCGCGCCCTGAATGCCGAAGCGGCTTCCGCCATAGGCTCCCGCGCCAACGCCCTGGGCACCCAGTTGATTTCGTGCAATGTCGCCCTGACGATTGAGTTCCGCCATCGTCGTATCGATGACACTCTGCTGGTAGGGGTTCATGTAGGCGGACAGGTCGGATGGCGCAAAAAGGCCCCCGGTTCCGGGAATTGCCGCCTGCGCCGCCTGAATTGCCGAAGGAGCCTGCCCCAAGGTCCCGGCAGCGGTGCCCAAGGTCCCGAGCCCGGTTCCGAGCGTTCCGAGCCCGGTTCCGAGCGTGGCCGCGCCCGTCGTCAAATAAGGCTGATAGCCGCCAATCCCTCCCTCGGCCTGCGCCAGTTCAAATCCCGCCTCTTGAAGGGGACTGAACCCCGCGATCTGTTGTTCCGGGAGTGTTAACTCACGGTCCTCACCGGTGAGGGTTTTTGCGGATTCTATGAGGCCCAGCTTCAGGGCCTCTATCTCGGGAGCTTCCCTGATATATTGATGTTGGATTGTTTCGGGCATAACTACGACCTCATTTCGAAGTTACGCATCATGTTGTAGAGGTTGCTGGCCCCTGCATAACGGTTTCCCCCTCCACTGGGGTCGGCACCCCGCACCGCTTTTGCATTCATCACGAACTCGCCGTCCGACAGCATGGCGGGTATGTCATCGGAACGCTCCGTCCCCGGCCCCTCGACCAGAAGGTCGCGGCGCGGGTACTCGGCCATGCCGCCTTCCGCGTAAAGCCGCGTACCTCGCCACGGATTAGGATTAGGATTCGCGCCTACGGGTATTCTATACCTCCAGTAATCGGGATTATCACGACCGCCCTTTTGGCTCTGGTAAAATTTATATGCCCCGGTTGTTTCGTGATATCGCCGTAGCCGTTCTCTGCGTTCGTCCTCCAGTTTCTGTTTCTCTTGCTCTTCAAGCTTACCAGGATCCGGTTGCATCGCTTCGTAACCGGCGTAACCAGCAGTACCAAGAGCCAAGGTGGGGCCGTAGGCCCGCAACATACCCGGTGTAAGATCTTTTGTAGCCATTTCAACTGCACTGTCGAAAGTTAGTCTCCCAGAAGGATCCATAGCCATGAGTTCATTTGCTTTTTGAAATATTTCAGAGTTCGTAGGCTTTCCCCCAGTGAATATGTCACTCGCTGTTTTACCCCAACCCTCCAACGTGGTCCCAGTATCGCTGGCTATGTCCCCTATGCGATCCCACGTTGTACGTTGATAGTCGCCTATTGTTCCTGGTATCTCCCGCACATCCCCGAGTGCACTCATATTAGGCTGTACTGGAACAGGAGCCATGGCCGCTCGCGCATAGGGTCCCGCTCTAAACGTTTCGGCTGGATAAGCACCTCTGAAATCGGCTCCCATGTAATCGGCACCGGGTACGGGAGATGTTGTGGGTTGCTGAAAAGCCGCTTGCGGGCTGGCGGAAGGAGTACTCACTTGCGCATATTGTGGAAGACCGGGACCCTGTGCTACGGATGGTAGTGGAGTACGGGCTGCTAGATTGGTCCCAATAGGAGGCCCGCCGCCTCTTGTTGCCAAGTAATGACCCGCTCCGCCGGGGACAGAAGGGGTTGGCGCGGCGGCTCCGGGGCCATAACTCATGTCCCCGAATGCGGATATGTCAGGTGGCTGCACTGCGCTTATGTCAGGTGGCTGCACTGGTGGCGCAACCGTAGGTGCGGCACCCGGTGCCTGTCCTCCCACGAACGCATCGAAGGATCCGGCAGCACCGGCAGGGTCAAGTGCCCCCGTGAACCGATCCCACTGGGTCCCAAAAGTAGCCGCCTGTGGATTGTAAACGGACTCCATGGCACCTTGCATGAAATCACCTCCGGTGAATGCCGATCTGGCACCTGATAGTCCGAAGTTCATCACGCCCGCCATTGCGCCCGCCTTGAGGGCGTCCTTCATGGATCCCCCGCCTGCAAGGGTGCCTATCCCGGAACCCAGGAAAGCGGCCCCGAACGAACTCGAGCCAAATAAGGCCGGAGACAGCCCCGAAAGAAACGGCACTCCGAAAACAGAAAGAACAAGTGGGATGACATAAGGTGCGGCCTTTTTGGCAAATTTCACCACCTTTGAGGCGACCTTCTTTGTCTTACGCCAGAGTGAAGAAAAGAAGAATTCCGGCATCCCAGTTACAGGGTTGATGCTGTTGAGTTCGTTTCCCACGACAAATTCGTCAGGATCCAGTCCCATCTCCCGCATCTGGTTGAACAGCATGTCCTTGACCTTGGGGTTGGCGTTCAGGACCTCCATGGGAACGACGGTCTCTCCCTCTGCCGCATGGACAAAGTAGATGTCGCCGTGTCGTCCGTACTCGGCCAGCTTCTGGGCCTGCTCGTGCATGGAGCCAATGCCAATGGGCGCAAGTTCAATGGGCGCAAGTTCATGGTCCTCTGGAGCTACCATGAAGGACATGATGCCATTGGCTAGGGGGGTGTGAGATTGTTGTAACATTATGAGATCTCCAGAACGCTCGCGAAAGCGTAGATCTTTGATGCCGTGTCACAATTTAGAAGGAGCGTATCACTGGCTTCCAGTACGAAAGGCCCAGTGAGGGACGTGTCTGCGAGAGTTCCGATGCTGTCTTTTTCCAGCGTAACCGTAACAGATGCGGAACTGTCGGTTATCTTAGGGTACACCACTATCGTACCGGAGTGACTATTATACAAATTTATGTTTTTTACAATAGCTTCCGTGGCAGACGGACAGGTATAAATGGTCACGTCACCCGTCGCGCCCACCAGAGCGGCTATGTTTTTGTACGCAGAAGCCATTATTCCATGAACCAGCTAATTCCGTTTGTGTCATCCTTGCCGCTCACTATTGCAGGAAAATCGGTCTTGGTGAGCGCCATCTCAATATCCCGGAAAATGCGGACGAAAGTGTCAACGTCATACCCCTCCGGGGGTGTCGGCATGCTGTGGTCAAGGAGCTTTGTCATTATCTTCTCCCATCGGGGCGGATGTCCAGACGCAGACTACCCAACGTCCAGGCCAGATCCGTCTTGGAGCTTTGAATCCTCAACGATAGCTGCCGCGCACGAGCCCGCAAGAAAGACTGTTTCGTGGTGCTTGTGACGGTGCTCGTGGAGTTAGTCGTCAGGGAGTCCCCAGGAAAGTCCCTCGTCTTGACGATGTAGTCCACTTCACCCGAAGAGTCCCCGCTTGTGTCGGTTATGCTGATGTCAGGGATCAAGCGACTCAGGAACATGAAGTGATCCCCGTCCGGAGACAGATCGAAATCTGCCGACTCGATGAAGGAAGTCATGGCAGAGCCGTCGTCGTTCTGCCCGAGTTCATGGGCGTATACAAAGTTCACGCCACCGACCGCCCCGCAACCACGGGGGTTGTCATGGATGCCATAGTCCACCCAGGCCGTCCTAGAGAGCGTTCCTAGATCCCAAGTGTTTTCTGTGTAGTTAAACTTGACGTAGCGGTCGATCTCGGTGCTATCGGCGGTTGGATAGAACCAGAACACCTCGTCAAACATCCTGTTGGACGCTGCAAAGCACTTGAAGTTCTGGCCGAGGTTGATGTCGTCAAACACGTACCGCAAAAGGGTGCAGGGAATCTCTTGCACACGTCCCGTGTAGACGTAGAAATTCTCACGGTCCATCCAGAAGACCTTGTCGCCCACGGTGGTGGCGACGTTGGGACCGAGGATCGAGACCCCGTTTGCCAGCATCGAGATGCCGAACGTGAAGGGAGGTCCCGTAAAGCGCATGGCGTGCAGGGAAGAATCCGTCCAGACAAGCATCTCCTGGCGCGTTTTCTGGGCCGATATGATCTCGGAACCGGACGATATCCGTTGGGATCCTGCGGTGTTTGTCGCTGTTGGAGTCCAATCGACAGCATTTTCCTGATCCGACCAACGGATCATCAACAAATCCTGCTTTGTCTCGTTTATCGGATTGCAGCCGAAACAGACAAGGTGGCGATCTGCCCCCGAAACCATGATCCGTCGCGTTATTGTGGGCGCTCCTGAAGCGCCCGTTTGGGAAGCCAGCGTGGTGGCCCGAGAAGCAAGACCAAGGGTCTGGTCCCAGTAGTAAGGGGCTCCGTCCATGACATTGAAAGTGAGGTCTTCGCCCCAGTTGTCTTGTGCATAAAGACGTATGTTGGAGCCCGTGCTGGCGGCAACAGGCGAGGACTGCCCCCATCCTACAAAGGCATTTACTTCCTTGACTATGGATGCGTCCGCGTGAGCGGCGGCGGTTGTCCCTCGTGCCCCACGGGCAACCCCGGCGTCTATTGTGTTTGATGATTTACCGGTGTACTGAATGAGTTCATCGTCAATAAGTACTAAACCAACAAAGGTGACAGTATCCCCACTCCCATGCGCCGCGATGGTCGTTCCGTCATCGCCACGGGTAAGGTCACCGAGTATATTAGAGGCGTTCGTCCCATAACGAATGTTCTCACTGTTTATCTTAATCGTGCCGCGACTGGGAAATGAACTCGTATCCGCGCAGGAAATGGAGGTGGTTTCGACCGTGAGGGCCTCAGATGTGGTGGTAGCGACCTCGTCAAAGTCGGAGGCGCTTGTTAATGTAAACGACGTGTCTGAGTCACTTATCCCGCCGCCATCGTTAAGGGTCGTCTGGGTATATGTTGGGGTATAACCGCCCCAGGCTCCTGCGCCGAAACCCGTTCCAATAACCACAGTGTCCAAACCAGTGGTGATTTGATATTCCGCAAGGACTGAAGCCCCGCCGCCTGATGTGGACCCGGAAGAGGCCGAACCGTCCGTGGTAACCGTATAGGTGTTAGAATTTACAACCGTAATTTGGTGTTCCGTGTTGATCTGTGCGGCGGTAATACCATCCGTGGCCGAAGCCCCCGAATAAACGACAAAGTCATTGGTCACTGCACCATGGGAGGGTGCTGTTACGGTGAGTTCACCACTGCTAGCGGACCCTGTTTTGAAAGGATTGGACCCAAGCGTAACCGTGCTCCTGACCGGTGTTATATCGTAATACTCTCCCCCTTCCTCGACGTAGAATTTTGCCTGTGTACCAAGGCCCATGTATTTGGATCCATCGAGCGCGGACCATATATGAAGAGACCTTCCAGTCCCCGTTATCGTATTACTACTCACCCGCTCCCAACCCCCCATTTTCTCGGGACGCCCTTTCCGGAAACGGATCAGATCGGAATTGTACCAGCCAGTTTCATCGCCATAGGCAGTCGTCTCTCGGTCAACACCAGGACGAAAGGGGATCTTAGATAA